TATGTTGGATATACAGTAACTGGATCTGATGCTAATACCAATGAAATAATTTTTCAAAAAAAAGATAGTTATGGAGCAAGAACTGTAGACACAGTAGCTAAAACAACTGTACCAGCTCATAGAGGTTTTGCAGTAGGTAGATTTTTAACTACAGAATTAAGATGGAATTGTTCATGTCAAGATTTTTCAAGAAGAGATAGTTATGATTTATTTAAAAGATCAAATAGTTCTAGATTTCCAGTAACACCAATTAGAGATACAAAACCTGGAAATGTATTGCAACCAGATGGAACTCTTAGTGATGAAAGAGATATTCCCGGTACCTTTAGAGATTTAGGATATGTAACTATTAATAATTTTTATGAGTTACCAGAATATGAAGATGAGCAAGAAAATTCTTTTCAAAATTTACAATATTATCAACTTCGCTGGTGTAAACATATTTACGCAGCAATGTGGTCATTAGTTCATGATGAAGGTAACGAGCCACTTAAACTAGCAGCTAAATATTCTCTATCTGGTGTAAATATTACGGTTGATTTTGAGAACCATAATTTAAATAAAAACGATAAAATTCAATTAAATTTTACAAGCGGTAATGCAATTTCAGGAGAATACACAATAAGTGATGTACCAGATCCAAATAGTTTTGTAGTTGTATATCCTTTTGATGAAACTACAAGTGGTTATGTAACAGTAGAAAATTTAAAAAAACACGAATATGTTGGAGCTTGGTTATTAGAGCCTAATGATAAACCTATAGGTCAGGGTCTTGAAGCATGGGAAAGAAATTGGAAGAAAGAACAAGAAAAACTTAAAGAATCTGCAGAAGTATTTGCTTTATATAATCGGTCAACAAAATGGGAAGGTAACAAAGAAATTATTGGTAATTTTAATAATAAGCAAAATGTAGCCAATTTTGATCCATCTGTTGTAGCTATGACTCTTACAGATAGTTTAAAGAGAGATGCACAAGGAGGGTTGGATAGATCTGGTAGATCTTTAAATACTACAAATAGACTGATTGCAATGGTAAATAAATTATTTAATAAATCTCCTACTGTTTTAGATGATATTAAATTTGGAATAATAAATAAACCTTTAATTGAATTTACTGATATTTTTGAATCTGGTTTGATTAATGCAGGCGATTATATAAATGGAGAACTTGTAGATTCTGCTGTAAACACTAGTAATCTTGATGCCAGTACTTACAATCCAGATACTGATCAAGATACAGTAGTAGATGCAGGATTATACATAAATGTAGAGTAAATCATGGCAGTACAAATTCAAACAAGAAGATCTAGCACACTTAATGACAGACCATTTCCAACAAGATTAGGAGATGGTGAGCTTGCATTAAATAACCATAGTACAAGTCCCGGATTATTTTTTGCTGATAATGTTGCTTCTCCAAGTACTGGATTGATTAAGGTAGGTCCTGTCCATATTGGAAGTACTGCACCAAATAGTTCTGCAGCTGGATTTACATCATCAAGTAAAGGAGAAACTTGGTTAGATACTGCCAGTACTCATATATTTAAAATATTTGATGGATCTTCATTTCAATCTGTGAAAGCTGTGGCATCTGTATCAGCTGGACAACCTGCTAATCCTATTGATGGTCAATTACATTGGGATACATCTGGTGGTGGTAATGGAGTATTAAAAATATATTTAGCCTCTATTTCTGCTTGGGTTAATGTTTAATTAGTGTGATTTAAGAGATGATCTAATATTCTGTCTAATTTAGTATGAACTGCTTGCATTTCTCTTAAAAAATCTTCTTTTAATACATAATCATGAATCACAGTATTTTTTAAATCATCAACTTCTCTTTGTATTCTGTCAAATTTTCTATCTATTTTTTTATTAAAATTACCTAAAGCTCTACTGATACCAGCGAAGGCACCAATACTACCAGATATTATTGCAGCAATTACTTGAGGTTCCATACTTTTATTATAATGGTAGGCACAGTTTAAAATAGATATTAATAGAGGTTAACTATGTCTACTGCTTACGAACCTAATATACAAGGAGCTATTGCAGTCTTACGAGACTTAATGATAGCAAATAGTTTTACGATGACTCGTGAACCATATGAACCTAATTACAGAGGTTTGGTTGATGCTGTTATTGATTTGAAAGAAGGCTTTCCAACTTTTGCTCCATTACAGGTTGGATTTGATGCCACTGCATTTGAAAATGTGACTGAAGGAGATGCTTTATATATGAGGACAAGTGATGGTCAAGTTGGTAAAGCCAGTGCATCAAACGGTCTACAGGAAAATGCTCAAGTTGTAGGGTTTGCTAACGCAGATGCTTCTGCAAATGCAATAGTAAAGGTAATTGTTATTGGTATTAAAAGTATGACTGGTTTAGATGCAGGAGATTTATATTTTCTTTCCCCATCTACTGCAGGAGCTATAACTTTAACACCACCTTCTTCTGCTGGACAAGCTGTAGTTAGAGTTGGTGAAGCATCTACTGCAACACAGTTTGCGATTCGAATTGAACCACCTATTAAATTAAGCTAATGGCAAGTGTAGAAGCTCTCGCACCATATCAACCTAATGCACAAGGTCTTACTGAGGCATTAATTGATTTAAAATCCACGATGCCTAGTCAGACAGTATTTAAGGTTACTGGATACAACACTGTATGTTTTGAAAATGTCACTCAGGGTGACGCAGTTTATTCAAGAGCAAGTGATGGACAGGTTGGTAAGGCGATTGCAAATGACACATTTGATAAAGCTTTAGTTGCTGGAATTGTTGAGACTACAAAACCTGCTGGTGAAACAGTAAAAGTAATTGTTTCAGGTATAGTATCAACTTCAGGTCTGAATGCTGGAGATCAATATTTTTTATCAGCAGCCTCTGCAGGAGCAATAGTTGAAACACCTCCATCCACAGCTGGGCAGTATGTAACAAGGGTAGGAGAAGCTGGTAGTACTGGTCAATTTATAGTTAATGCTGAGCGACCAATCCTTTTAAGCTGACAGTTTACTAGACGTAAAATAAATATAACTAGCAATTCAATAATTTTTGAATTGTATCGGAATATAAAATGGCAACAAGAAAGGCACTTGTTTTAGTTTCAGGTCTATTTCAGGAGTTAAATTCTTCTTCTGATAAATTAGATTTTGCTGGAAATAGTACAACCGATTTAAGCGAAGGTTCAAATCAATATTTCACAACATCTAGAGCTAGAGGATCAGTATCCGTGACTGATAGTGGTGGAGATGGATCTTTAGCTTACAACAGCACTTCTGGAGTAATTACATATACAGGTCCTTCAGCCTCTGAAGCAAGGGCACATTTTAGTGTCGCTTCTGGATCAGGATTATCCTACAACTCAAGTTCTGGAGAGTTCGGAACTAGTGCAATACCTAATGGCCAGTTAGCAAATTCTTCTGTGACTATTGGAGGAACTGCAATAGCACTTGGAGGAACAGCTACTGATATTAGTGGATTAAATTCAGTAGTATCTACTGAATATAGTGTTCATACTGAAGGTCAAACAAATAGTATTACTCTTAAATCAGGCGAAATATTATTTGAAGGTTCTACAGCAAACTTTTTTGAAACCTCTTTGCAAGTAACTGATCCAACTGCTGACAGAACAATTACATTACCTGATAATTCAGGAACTGTATTAACAACTGGATCTTCAATTGCTAACAGTAATCTAGCTAACTCCGCTGTTACCATTGGATCAACTCAAGTAAGTCTTGGAGCAACAGTAACTACTTTTGCTGGTTTATCTTCTTTAACTTCTACCACGTTAGTTGGAACAACACTTATTTCTGGATCCGCTGATGCTGCAAATTCAATAAAAATTGCAAGTGGCAATATAGTTTTTGAAGGATCTAGTGCAAATGATTTTGAGACAACTCTCACTGTAACTAACCCAACAGCGGATAGGACAATTACATTTCCAGATGCAGCTGGAACTGTAGCTTTACTAGGATCTTTAAGTGTAGCTGCAGGATCTGGATTAACTTATAACAGTGGAACTGGTCAATTTGGGACGAGCTCCATACCAAATGCTCAATTAGCAAACAGCACAATTACGATTGGTGGAACAGCAGTTGCACTTGGAGGCACTATCACAACTCTTACTGGGATGAGTTCAATCACATCTAGTGCTATCGTCACTAATGATAATCAATTTAGAGTAAGAGATAATTCTGATAATACTAAACAATTGGCATTTGAGTGCTCAGGAATTTCAGGTAGTACAACTAGAACCATGACTGTCCCTGACAGTGATGGGACAATTAGTACAGAAAGTTTTGCTACCGCAATAGCAGTAGCGTTAGGATAGTATTATGGCAACCCAAGTTCAATTTAGAAGAGGAACAACAGCTGAGCACTCAGGATTTAAAGGTGCAGATGGTGAAGTAACTGTAGATACTTCTCTAAAAACTGTTGTTATACATGATGCAATAACAAATGGTGGTTTTCCTGTTTTAAGACAGGATGGATCTAATTCACAATTTGATAGAGGATCAACGACAAATTGTGCTTTAAAATTTGCAGGAGATTCGGATACCGGAATTATAAGTCCAGCTTCTAACGAACTAGCCTTAGTAACTGGTGGGTCTAGCCATCTTACAATAGATGCTAATGGAGCTGCTACCTTCACAGGTAATGTCCAAGTTAATGGAACTTTATCAGTAACAGGTAGCTTCGATTCCGGGGAAAACTTAGCATTAATTATTGCTTTAGGATAATATGGCAAACACCTTCAAAGTCGATACAAAATCAAGTTGTGTGACAGATGCACACACTAGTTCAAATGCAAATGTACTATCAGCTGGCGGTTCTGCTACATTAGTTCTTTTAAGTATTCTTGTTTCTAATAAGACTGGAGCTAGTGCTGATGTAGATGTTTTCTTGGTAACTAATACAGGAGATGATGTTTTTCTTTTAAGAAATGCACCAATACCAGCTGGTTCTTCTCTTGAATTAATTAGTGGATCAAAAGTAATTATGGAAAGCAGTGATGTTTTAAGAGTTAGAACTGATACTGCTAGTGCTATTGATGTAGCAGTAAGTTATTTAGAGCAGACCTAAAATGGGATTATCAGTAAATAACGATCTTGTAAATTTATCTGATAATTTTGAAAGTCTTAAGGCAAAGGTTGAGGCTATTGAAATTATAGTTTATGGTGAGAAAGTTCTTGAATTAGATGATTCTACTTGGGAAAATATTAGAAAAAAAAGAGATTATATTTTAAAATCTACAGATTGGACAGTAATACCAGGATGTTCTGTTGACCAAGCACAATGGTCTGCATATAGACAAAATTTAAGAGATATTCCTCAGACATACACAGTAATTACAGATGTTACATGGCCGACTCAGCCTTCTACTTCTGGACCTAATAGTTAGAAAGTTCCCATATTTACTGAGCTTAAAATAATTAAAGAAATTAAGAAGACTTCTAGTTTAATCTGCTATGCCATATATTGGAAATACTATTCGTGCTGCTGACGATTATAGATTAATTGATGACATAAGCAGTGGATTCAATGGCAGCGAAACATCTTTTGCATTACAAGTTGCTGGTTCTGCTCCAGTACCTTTCCCAAAATCACCTCAACAGGTTTTAATATCAGTAAACGGAGTTATTCAAGAACCTGATCCTACTGGATCTTCGGGATTTAACTTAGTTGGTACAAATATAGTTTTTAGTTCTGCTCCTACAAATGGGCATGCATTTTTTGGAATAATATATGCGACTGCTGATTACCTAAATGCAGGTGGTAACTTCCCTGCAGGTAGTTTGGGTGCTCCCTCCATTACATTTATTGGAGATGAAAATACTGGTCTATTTAGAAAAAGTGGTGGTAGTGTAGGCTTCGTTTCTGATGCTACTGAGATAGCTAACTTTGACAGTAATGGAATAACTATTTCATCCGGTAATTTAATTATTCCCGACAGTATTGTTCATAATGGAGATACTGACACAAAGATAAGATTTCCAGCTGCTGATACTATTACAGCAGAAACTGGTGGTAGTGAAAGATTAAGAGTAGATTCGTCTGGAAGATTAGGTATAGGACATGATTCACCAGGTAGCTTTAGTAGTGCAGCACATACTTTAGTTTTAAATACAAGCTCTGGAAATTGTGGACTAACTATTAGTACAAGTGCAGCAGATCAGACTGGATCTATTTTCTTTGCAGAAGGAGCTAGTTCAACTGGTGATGGAAGAATTAGGTATGAACATGCTAATAATGCAATGGCATTTTCTACTGCGGATACAGAACGAGTCCGTATTACATCTGCAGGAAAAGTTGGTATAAATACTGATGATCCTTTAGAATTTTTACATTGTAAAGGCAGTTTATACCTCACTCTTAATGGATCAAATGCAAATGAAGGTAATGCTGTAAAATTCCAAACAAAAACTGGTGGATTCAGCACATCTTATGGTGCTGCTATTCATGGTATGAGAGTAGGAGATACGAGTTCATATCTAAGGTTTGACACAGGTGGTCAAAGCGAAAAAATGCGTATAGATTCGTCTGGGAATGTATTAATAGGAACATCTTCAGCAAGAACTCCATTAGGTATAACTACAAGATTACAAGTTGAGGGAACAGATGCTGGTACATCAAGTTTCTCTCT